AAGGCTCTTCCACTCATATTAGGAGGTATTAATCTACAGGGTTGGTTTATCGTACCATCATCCCTAGTAACACTAAAAATCTCAGAACCCCCTACTGTTAGATTTGTACTACTTGAATTTAATTCACTTGATGTACTGTATAATTCTTTTTTTGATAATGGTAAAACATTTAAAATTTCTTTTGCGCCATCAGTAAGAAACTGTGTTAATTCAGTTTGTGTTGGTGCACTGCTTCCATCTATTGATAAGCTAGTTAAACCTTCTACCTGTGCTTCAAACGTAGCCATTAATTAACTCCCGCTTGTTTAATTCTTTCTTGCCAAATTTTATTTTGTCTTTTTTTCTTATCTATAGCAATACTTGCTATATGCTCATCCATATTTTTTACTGAAAACTCAACATCACTTCTCTTAGCACCTTCACTCATCATAAATAAATTTGTTGTATATATTGGTTCAGATGCTCTATTACCGCAACTTTTACAGTAAAACCATCTTTCAGGATTTGGAGTATTGCAATTTACGCATTTCATTTTTTACGTCTTTTCTTAGCTGTTTTAGCCGCTCTTTTAAAATTAGCTTTAGTTGGCGCTCCTTTAGCTCCCGGCTTTCTCATCTTTTCTTTACTGCCAGCTTTAATACGTTTTCTTTTTGCGTGTATGTTAGCATACAAGCCTTTCTTTTTTTTTCTAGCCATTATTTACACTTCCATCTTCTTCGAGCTTGCCTTATTCTAGAATTTGGATTATTCCTAGTTTTAGCAGAACTTCTTTTTAACTGGCCTTTTGACCTAGCACAATAAGACTTTCTTCTTTTAGCCGCTTTGCTACCTTTCTTAACTTTTCCAGTAACCGCAGTTTTTAATTTAGACCCGGGATTTGCCTTTCTATAAGCCCTTACTCCCTTCTTAGTCATACCAGCACCTTTTTTAGTAGGTCTGTAATTACCACCCTTGCTAGTAGTTCTTCTTATTGCTTTTGCTTTTTTTCTTTGTGCCATAATTTTTTTTAGATTTGGGGGTCACCCTTTATACGATAACCCCCACAGTTCTAATTACTGTTAACTTTATTTATTAAGTTTATGATGTAGTAAATCCATCATTAATAGCAGACATACCTGAAGCTACATATTCACCATTGGTAAACATCATTTCCAAGTAATCTCCCTTTTGAGATGCCGCTTCTACAAGAACGTTAGATACTTGAGTACCTGCAGTTGAGTTACCAACATCACCACCGCCATCAAAAGCAACTAAGCTTATAATAGCACTACCTGCCGCAATAGTAATATCAGCAGTTGGGGTCTCTTCTTCTACAATAAACTTGTAGTAGATTCCCTCTTCTGCAGAAGATGCGGTTGGAAGGGTAATTGAGTAAGCTCCGCCAGCAGAATCAAGCATAAAAACCTTACCACTATCGCCATTACCTAGCGTTCTAGCGGCTGTGATTTTTTCTACTTTTTTCTTGTGACCGGAAACTCCACTATTTTCTTCTAAGTGACTTGCTCTAGCCATTATTAAACTCCTTCTAAGTTAAGTAGGTAATGAGTTTCTGGAAGAGAAACTTCTAATCCAGCTTCGGTAAGAATCATATCCTTACGAAGGTCTTCATCAGCAGACTGAACATTAGTTTGAACTTGAGTGTCACGGTTTACACCGTTTCCAACTAGAGGTCTGTAAGCAACGTGGTCTAAGTCAACCATCATTAAGAAACCGGAAGAGAATCCCCTAAACAGAGGTTCTTTTACCATATTCATTGTTCCGTGAATAGTTTCTACAGATAAGACCTTGTGACCAAATCTACCATCTTTTTGACTTACATCATAACGCATAGCACTATTACTATACCCAACAGATGAATCAATAAAGAGACCATCACCAAGTTTGTTAAAGAATGTTAATACAGGTAAACTAGCCAGTGCTAACTTACTGTCAGTTCCTCCACGAGCAGGGTCATATACGACTTCGAAATCTGAAAGAATTCTATCGTATGTTAATTCTGCCGCAGTTGAACTACGAAAGTATGGAGCACCTGAAGTATAAGAAAGAGCACTATTATCATGGTTTACTGTACCATTTTTAATAACGTGACCAGCTATACCTTCTGTGTATTGAATACCCCCAGTACTTGCACGTTGACCAAAGAGCATAGCACGCTCAATGTCTACTTTATGTTCACGCAATTTAAGATTCCAAATTCTTTGGAACTCATCTGCATATCCACGATAACGTGTTGCACGAGCAGTATTAGACATTTCACAAGCTGTTTTAAAGATTTGGGTATAACCATAATCATTATCTAGCTCTTCAGAAAATACATCTGGAGCACCAGTACCTTCAGCATACGAAGTACCAATTACTTGACACTTTGCATTATCAGCACCAGTCTCAGCTCCATCAACAGCCGAGATTGTTTTTCCTTGAAAAGTTGAAGTGCTTCCAGCGTCAACTGGAGAAGATTCAACTCTTACTATTATTGTTTCAGGAGAATTGTTTTCTGTATAGTCTACAGCAAAAACCATTCCCTTTACCAGCCAATCTACTGACGCACCGCCAGAAGTATCAACTGAATATGTTAACGAAGAACCAGCCGCAGGAATCGAATGAGAGCCAGCGAGTAAAAACCCCCTGTCAGTCATTGAAACCTTTGTTCGGTCTTCTAAGAATCGGAATTGTGGGTCATCCGTAGGGACTTTAGCTACCTTTGAAAGGTACACGAAGAATGGAGATTCCTCTGGAGCTAAGTCAGCTACACGGTCTGAGAAGTTAAATAACCTACGAGTATGATAGCCAGAAGCGGCTGAACCCGGGTCACCAACATTCACAATCCCTTGATTGTAAGTTGCCATTTAGGACTCCTTAGAGATTATATTTGAGTATTACGAGAAGCACTCATAACCCCAGTCCAGACATCTTCTAATTCATTTGGTTTTTCAGGAGCCGCACCCTGAACGACGCCAGCCGTAGGTGCAATTTTCTGAGACCTTTGAACAGCTTCTAAATTTGGAGAAACTTTTTCTTCTCCGCCTTTATACTTTCTATATACGTCAACTAACATATCCAAGGGAAGTTCTTCTCTTGGTGTTGTAGCAAACTGTATAAAGTCATCAGCCATATTTGGGTCATCAAAACCATATTTACTAGTTAAGTCCTGCTTGAGATTATTGACTGCCATTTGCCTTTGTAAACCGCTAAACTGTTCTTGAACAGCTTCGTTTACAAGAGCCTTTTCTTGGTTTACCCTCATTTCATACGAAGGTGAACCGGGTTTGTAATATGCCTCCCAAGGGTCAAATGAATCTTCATTAACCGTTTGAGTTTCTGGCGTATCACTAACCTTGTTACCACTCAAAGTGTTTCTCATAGCTTCAACAACATCTGGTCTCTGTTCGAGAACCTCACCTAGTTGTTTATACTTGCGTAGTTCCTCAACTTCGTAATTGAGCTTTTCATATTCAGCTGTTCGCTTGTCATACATTGACTGGAACTTCTTAGCGTCATCAATAGGTTCTCCTTCAGTTTCACTAACCTGCGGTTCACCTACGTGTTCTGGCTCAACAACTTGTTCTAAAACTTCGCCTTCCACACCTTCTATTGTGTTAACTTCTCCGTTCATAGTGTTTTCCATTTCATTCCTCGATTTCTTTTATTATTAGCATCACCCTTTACAGATGTCTATAAAAGCAGAACCGGGGAAATGTCCCCACTACTTCTGTTTTCATTAGCTTACAGCCTGAGTCTCTGTATCAACAATTCTTTTAAGATTATCAACCTGAACCTTGCTTTTAAACTTAGTATCATTTTTAATCTCATTGAGCCTGCCTTTGAACTTCTCAGTTTCTGCCCGCTTACGAGAGTTCATTGTCTCACGCTCTGCGGTTTGTAAATCTCCACTAAGTTTCTTAACCTGCTCTTCAAGTTGTTTGATATATGACTGCATTTGAGCCATCTGACCCTTACGCTGTAAAACACCTTCTTTGTCAAAGATTTCGGATTTCTTCAAAACCTCGACATCATCTACCAGATTTAACTTAAACGCTTCAAGATACATATTGTATTCAGCTATCCTATTTGAAGGTAAAGTAGAACCTGATATGATTCTCACGTCGTAATGCCCAATGGTGATATCATTTGTTATGGCATTAACTTCCTGACCTTTATCGTCATACATATTATTAACCGTAAACTCCGTAATGTCGTTATTTGGCTGTATGATTCTAAAAGTTTTTTCGTAAGTATAGTGACCTTTACATAGATTGTATATATTACGACCTAATCTGGTCAAACTTCCTTCGACATCCCTTAATTTTGATTTACCACGAGTCTCGCCCATCTCAGCTAACATAGCTGTTCCACGAACGGTCTCAGGTGCAGACTCTTTAAAACCTTGCATCAATTCAGGGATACCAAAACTTAAGTCTATATAATGCTCTATACGACTTATTAAATTATAAAACTCTCCAGATAGTGATTGTGGGGCAGGGAAGTGCGGTGCACCGAATTCAGGATTATAAGGTATTACAGCATTGGGTCTAGCCCAGTCCTGCTCCAACTGCCCCAAATCATCCACGCTACCCTCAGGAACTAGTAATTTAAGACCAGCAGAGGCCTGAGCGTGTGAGAGAGTGAGAGAGAAAAGTTTATTCAAGAGTCTTTGAGAATCTTGAACTTTAGATATATCTGATTTTGGATAAGGAGTTCCTGTCCATATATTAGGTACTGGAACAATCGGATATATATCAGTATTTAAAATTTGTTCATATAAAAGTAAATCACCAACAGTGCAAGTAATTTTTATTCTTGTTTGTACAACCTCTACAACTTCTATTAATTCAGCTTTTATCAATAACTGAACTTGCTCATTGGCTAAAAATTCTTCGTATTTATCAGCGTCAATTATGTTTTCAGAACCATCTTGTTTATTAAAGACTCTATAGAAAGGAACCTTTACCTTGGTAAATCTTTCTAATATTCTGTATTTATCTACCCTATTAAAATTAGAATCGTATACATTATCTGGGGTAAATGAATTTGATGTATTTCTTTTTAAAGATGCTGGATAGTCCTCTTCGTCGTAATAACTTTCTAAATCTTCTATATATTCTTCAACCTGTGGATACATATTTAGAAGTTGGTCTTCTGTTAATATAGTAGACATTATAATACCAGATGCATCATCAGCGTATCTATGTCTAGAAGCTGGGTCTACATAAACACGAAATGGGTCAAGGTATGTAAACTTAACTTCTCCTCTTCCATAATCAGCTTCAGGGTCTATGTAAGCATAAAAATACCCCATGCCTGCAGTGGCATAGTCATGAACAGCTTGTTTAAATTGAACGTCGCCATCTGATATATCCCAGATATATTCTAATATAGTTCTCCATACATTAGATATTCTACTATCTGAGTCTTCTCTACCAACAGCACTATACTTAGGTGAGCGAGATGTTAATAATGATTTTAATTTTTCTATAGCCGCATATACACGGTCTATAACAAAGTCGCCTTGCCCTACAGCCCGTAAGGCATCTGACTCTTCTTGTGTGTAATGGTTACCTAGAAAAAAGTCTACTGAGTCTCTTGCTTCTGTATCCCAGTCAGCACGAGCATCTTTCCACATTCTCCAAAGTTGTCTATTAACTTCTGAATGTTGAACTTCGCCTTTTTCTAACTCTCTTATACTAGAAATGGATGCACCTGTAAATTTATATTATTAATTTAATAAATACATTATGTTAAATGCAAGTACTTTTTTATATTTTTTGACCTGTTACCCAAGAAATAACACGTTTTGTTGTTCTCTTTACTGTTTTTGGAGCTACATAGTCTTCAAAATCAGAAGCATCAAACTTTTTACTTACTGGAGGTCTGGCTTTATTTACAGCGTACCAAAGACCATCTAGAACGTCATCATTCTTACCTTTTGGAAATTGAAACATTTCATCGACTAGATGTTGATGTTTTCTTTTTATAAACATTTTACCACGATTAACAAGAGGTGCAAGCAAAGACTCAAGCCTGTCTTCTTTTTTTATGCCAGTAGGCGGTCTTATTCCCAATGCTATGCCGGGAGCAACTTTTCTTTCAGAACCAGACATTTTATTAACAGCGTCTTTTATTATTCCCTGTGCACCAACGTGTTCGACATTAACTCTTTTTACAGGAGAGTACTCTCTAGAATATTCTAGTATCTCTTCTGGCATATCATATAATGGTATATGCTCACGCATATAGTCTATAACATATATATTCCTATCACTATCTATACCTATAACCATTATAACTTGAAAGTCACTAGACTCATTAGCTTCATAAGCTAGGTCAACCCCTATGTATACATTTACAGGTATAGCATCTTTTGAGTTTACTAAATATGTGTATCCATCTCTACTTTCGAATTCGTGGTCATAGTATTCTAGCCTTTCTGTTTTAAATTTAGCATTTTCTAAATCCCTAGCTTCGTTTAGGTATTCTTGCGCAAATTTATGAGAAAGACCAACATCTTCAAATCTTCTTCTAATATCTGCCAATTTTTCTTTTGAAAAGTAACTAGGCCATAATACATCGCCATCAGCGTTAATAGCCTTGTGATATATAACATCCCAAGCATAAGTTCTATCCTCTCTTTTAGCTTCTAAATATCCATCATATATGCTTTGTAAAAATGAATCATAATGCACTATTGTACCAATTAACCATATAGAACCCTCATTATCAGCTGAGTTTTCAAGAGCTGGTTCAACTGTAGACATTACCCATTCTTTAATTTCACGCCTTCTATCTGGTGTTTTTGTATTTAACTCAGATTCAAAATCATCAAGAACAATCTTTGTATATCTTAAACCTAATTGTGAACGACCACGCAATCTTTGAGATGTACCCTTAGCTATAACCCTATCTCCCTTACTGGTGGTAAACTCTTTTTCAGTCCATTTACTACCCATAAGGTCTCCAAAGTAATAATTAAGAGCTGGGTTAATTTCTATATGATTTTGTATATATTTTATATGGTCAATAGCTTGTGATTGTTCTTCTGCTACCCAAGCTATAAATTCTTTCTTACCCTCTGGATTGAAGTATAAGTGATGTAATAATGCTGTTTTAGCTAATGTTGATTTACTATGACCACGAGGAAGTATTATACAATTTCTTTTTTTAGATGGGTCTAGCAATAAATTATTTAATTCATAGTGATATGGCGCAGGTGTTGACTTCATAAAGTCTTCTGGTAGAAATAGCTGTCCAAATGCTATTATATCTTTCCTAGCCAGTTCTAGGACACGTTCCTTATCTGATACGTTATTCTTATTTATATTTATTTTCTTAGGTTTAGACACTCTTCCGATAACCAATCTTGCTTAGGAACCATTTCAAATACTCCACTATACTGCAATAAAGCTGGCCCAATTGTATACATCCAAGCTTCAACCTCTTCATCTTCTTTATATGCATTTACTATTCTTCTTTCATATAAACCAGTATTTACACTTTCATACCTGTCGTAACCCAATATATCACCAGCATCTACATCCATTAATTCTACAATCATACCTTTACGACTGTTATCTATTAATGCGGCAGGGTAATCTCTATGTCCGGGAAACACTAATGTATAACCATCTACTTTCCAAGTATCTCGCTCTCCATTTCTAAGCGTTCCATATACTGCTAATTTATTCGTCTTCATCTAGGTCTTGTTTATAACTCCAGTAATCTTTTAAATCCACTAAGTAACCACTATCGCAATACGAATTATATGTTTGGTATTCATAGAATAAGTCATATATCTCGGTAGCTAATGTCTCACGAGACATTTCATTATCTAGATTTATTTCAGATTCACTGGCATGTTTCAAAACCTCTAGGCATATTTCATATAGATTCAACTTTCTATTTCCCTTTTAGCATTTGCTAGCTTTTTTACATTATTTCCACTTATAGCATCAAGTTGTTCAGGAGAAAATCCTTGGAATACAGTAACTGATTCTGACTTTTTATCTGTATCTTTCATTCCAGCAATAGAAACAAGTTCTTTAAGTAGTGATACTTTATCGCTATCCTTGGATGCTTCCGACTCAATGATATCTTTCATTTTTTCAAGTATGTATAAAGGTGTTATATCAGCTTCATTCATTACCTTTTCTATTTCTTCTCTAATCAAACTTTGTATCCTTTTGGTACTCATTAACAAATTAGCTTCACGCTTTGCATAATCTTTACTTTTTGCTGGATATACCCTCATAAAAGCTTCTACCATATCATCACCCTTAGCTACATATTTTGCAAATAAGAATTCCTTATTAGTTGGTTTTTTTCTGTCTTTTGTTATCTGATAAGCTGTCTTATCTTGTGCTCCAAATGTATATATATTTCTTCGCATATCTCCCTCCATGCTAACACTTTTCCGGCAGACAAACGAACCAATAATCGTTCTGACATAAAAATTATAAGTATTTCTGCTGTTTCCATTTTTTAGCTCACCTCTCTTTAGAACCATACATACTTGACCATCGTCACATAAGACCCAATCTCCCTCTTCTCCATCACGCCAATTATTTATTAATTTTGTATTTTTTGTATTTTTTTTAAATTCATCAATATTATCATACAGAATATGTTCTTTATTCTTTATTGTTCTAGTCTTCACTTTGCTGTTAAGACCTTACCATCTACTGTACTTACACCATTTACTATTTGATGAACCGTAACATTGAAGTTTCCATTCTTATGAAAGTCAACTATAGCAAATGCGTGTTGCCAATTATGCTGTCTATTCCCAAGCCATTCATTAGCTTCAGCTCTCATATCTTTTAAACACCCTATTGACCACGCTGATTTGACCCCATCAATGTGCGTAACAGAGCTTTGCTGAATATCATGATGGTGACCATACATAACATTACCACCGAGCCTAAGAAGATGATTACGAGTGTGGTTAATTCCTGCAAAATGATGACCGTGATAGAAATGAATCTTACCAATTTTGAGCATCTTTCCGATTTTATGATACTTGTATCCACGCTCATCAAGACGGAGTGCATTCTTGACGAGTATGTTTTCAGCCAAGTATGGATTTTCTTCAACAAACCTGTTAAGCCAGTCTTCATGATTTCCCTCTATAAAATGACGTTCTTTGGTTCCTGCCTTATCTAGAGATGCATCTATTACATCCATCCCTTTATTGACAGCTTCTATTTCTTTGTATACAAATGGCAATTGATATTCAAGAGGAGGTCTCTTTTTCTTCTTCCATTGCCAATGTGATACAGATTGCCACTCCCCAGTATCACCTAGGTCTATGTAGATATCTGGCTTTACAAGCTCAATAGCTTGACATACTATGTTTATAGCCTTCTTATCTTCAAGTGGGAAGTGCTTGTCAGGGGTAACTATTGCTCTTTTCACTTAATCACCCCTTTAAGCACTTTTACTAGGCAAATAATAAACATTGCTTCCATAAAGAAATAAAGCTTACCAGAAA